CAAAGAGCGTGAGATCGCGCGCAACGAGGCCGGGGATTATGCCGAGCAGGCTGCCGCGTCACTCACGGCGAAGCGGTTCGGGGACGATACGGCTGCGAAGAAGCATTATTTGGCGGGGAAGTTACCGCCAGCGCGCATTCACCTCCGGGCGCAGCGCTATGCCGTTAAGATTTTCCTCAGTCACGCGCACGAGGTTTTATACTTCACCACCTACGGAGAGCGACCCCCAAAACCCTATGTGCTAGACCATGTCGGGGGGCATGCTCACAAGATCGAGGTGCCTAACGCGCACCTCGTGCCTGGACTAAGACCGTGAAAGCCGTCGATCCGAAGAGTACCGATGTGCATGAGCGAGCCGTAGCCTGTGAGAGTGCCGACGCGCACGAGCGAGCCAGGGTTGCGGAGAGTACCGGAAACCGCGAGCGAGCCGGATGGTCGGAGTGTGCCGAAGGTCGTGAGCGAGCCGAGTGTCGAGAGTGTACCGATCCGGACGAGCGAGCCGTTTACGAGGAGTGTGCCGACTGGGTAGAGCGAGCCGTTCGACGAGAGAGTGCCATAAAAGGGGAGCGAGCCGGAACGCAGGAGAGTACCGATGACGGGAAGCGAGCCGATCTCAACGAGAGTTCCGTCGAGTGGGAGCGAGCCGACGCGCTTGAGTGTACCGTGAGTCGGGAGCGACTTGTTGCCGAGACTCGTTTCTTCCCGCATAAAAGCAAACCGCCAGCGATGCGTTCAACATCACTGGCGGCTGTAGCTGAACCAAGCGGCGGCTTGGTGTTGTGCAAATGAGCTCTGACACCCTCATTTCGCACGGCTCCGACCGCCCCGTCAATGGAGCTGTGCCTTGCCTCAGGACATTCCTCCGCGATCGCCAGCGCATGCTGCGCTCGTGGCGACGCCTGCAACGTGCCTTTCCCCCCTCCGACCTGGCCGCCGAGGCGGACGCTACAGCCTCAGCCATGCGCCAACTGCACCAGCTCGAAACGGAGGTGCGGTGCCATGAGCAAGGATAATGGGCGCGACGATGAGTGGGAGAACCTGGGGGAAAACGTTCGCAGCTATATCATGTCACAAGAATTTCGGGAGCCAGGACAGACCGAAACAGACGAAGAGCCTCTGCGCCCCAGAGACCCACGCGACAGCAAGCATTTCCGGGATGTCTGGGATAGAGTCGCCACGAGCAAAGACACAGCTCACATCATCAGCTTTCTAAACGGCCAGCCCTATGGCGACACAGCGCCCACCCTGGAAAAGGTCGTCAGAGCGTTTTTCGACGCCAGCCGTACCGCCGCCATCTGGCCCGAGCAGATTTCGGACGTAATCATCATTTGCGGCGGCGTGTTGTCAGCACGCACGGCAACCCTACGACCTGACGTATGTCGCTTATGGGGCGAGATGCATGACGCCTGGATAGCTTCCGTGAAGAAGGAGGCTGAGGCGCCAAAATGGCTCGCGATCACCGACGCTCCATGGGATCCCGACAAGTTGCCGCCTCGCCCATGGCTGGCTACGCCCTATCTCATGCGGGAGGAAATCACCCTGCTGCATGGCCCTGGCGCAGCCGGCAAGTCGCAACTCTGCGTCGCCTGGGCCGTCGCGCTTGCCCTCGGTAAATCGTTCGGTCGCTTGCGCCCGCGGCAACGCTCCAGGGTGCTGCTGACCAACTTCGAGGACAACGCGGTCGAGCAGCAACGCCGCATCTCAGCCATGCTGCGATCGTTCGATGCTACGCCGGCCGATCTTCAGGGGTGGCTTTATCGCGTCTCCCTCGGCTCAGAGAGCGATGCCACCATGTTCAACCTGGACGAATTTGGTCAGGTCGAGGGGACACCGTGCTGGGACGCACTGAAGGACGCCTGCCAGTCCATCAAGCCGGACGCCGTGTTCGCGGATCCGCTGGTCGCCATCAATGCCGTTCCGGAAAACAACAACCAGCTTATGCGACGCGTCATGTCCGTCATCAGCTTCGACATGGCCAAGCATTACAAGGTCGCCCTGGTCCTGGCCCACCACGACAACAAATCGGGCAGCGAGGACGAGGACAGCGACGCCTCCAATGCCCGCGGGGGGACCGACATCGTCAACGCTGTGCGGTTCGAGATCCAGACCAAGAAGATGACGGTAGGACAGGCTGACGGCTGGGGGATCGACCCCAAGAAGCGAGGCTTCTACTTCCGCGCCGGCTCGGCTGCCTCCAAGCGGAATTATACCGCGCCGGAGGAAAGCGAGTGGTTCGAGCGGCTGGAGTCCGTCGTTGGGGGTGAGCCGGTCGTGTTCTGTGTGCCTTACACGCCCCCCACCAGCGCCCTGACCGATGCACAGACCGGCACGCTGGTGGCAGCGGTCGAGAAGGGCACAGACCAAGGTCCTTATTCGCCGCAACTCGGCAAGACCGATCGCAGCCTGGCTCCGGTGCTGGAGCGCCTCGGGATCGTTCCAAAGAACCAGACCAGGGCACTCAAGGCGCTGCTCGAAACCGGCCTGGTCGAGAAGGCCGAATGGGAGGTCCGTGATGGCAGATGGCGGGCTGGACTGCGCTCTAAGGCAGGACTGCCATACAACTATAAGTGGCAAGAGGCGCAGGAGTGATGTTGGCCAACTTGCTCTCCTACCCCCCCAAAGTTGGCCTGAAAGTTGGCCTGATGTTGGCCCAGGCCAACTTCATACGGGTGTCCCACAGGGGCCAAGTTGGCCTACGCCAAGGCTGGCCAACTTTGCCAGTCCGGGACACCCGAGGCGCCAAAGTTGGCCTGAAAGTTGGCCTGGAAAACCCCACACCAATAGGTTGTGCGTCATGACGACACCATCTGACCAAGTTACCGACTGGATGATGGAACTCGCTGACATCGTCACGACCATGCGCGTCATGACGGAGGACGAGGCAAAGATGTGGGGCATCCCGCTTGAGGAGCGTCACAACTACATCCGCGTCGAGCGGATCAAAGCTCCTGACGACCTGTCATGACCCCCCAGCCGCTCACCCAGCACGAACTCGCGGACATGATGGCCTCCCTCGGCCGCCGCCTCTACGACCAACACCCCCACGACGTGCTGACGCTGGCAGGCTTCCTCGCCACCAACGCGCTGCGCTGCTGGTCCCCCGAGGACCGCATCCCGCTCGCCGCCGAGTGGACCGACCACGTCCTCGCCACCGTCCGCGAGAGCCTGGATTGATGGCCGACAGACCCAGCGTTTGCCGCGGACGCCGCATCGCCCCGCAACCGCCAGACTACTGGCGTTACGAGTGCGACTGGTTCCTCTGTCCCATCAACTACCCAGACGACACGTGCTGGTTCCGCCTCGAGGACGACGACCCCAACCCGCATGACTTCCAGCCAGCCGATGACCATGCCGCTTGACGCATCCGTGATGGCAGCCGTAGATACCAGCCAACAGGCTACCGGGCACGCCTACGATCAAGCCCGCACGCCTAGCGGCAGCCGTCCAGGCCCTCGCTGGTTCGTCGTCAGCACATACCCCCAGGCCGAACGCCGCGCCCTCGATCACCTCGAGCAGCAGGGCTACCAAGCCTACCTCCCGCTCTGCACCATCCGCCGCCGCGACCGCGTCCTGCGCACTCTGTTCCACCCCGTCGAGGTGCCGCTCTTCCCGTCCTACGCGTTCGTGAGCTTCGACCCGCAACACGACCCGTGGCGGCCCATCGTCAACACCCTTGGCGTCTACGCCCTGCTCCGTCGCCCCGATGGAATACCCAATCCGGTCGCTAGGGGGTCTGTCGAAGCGCTACAGGCGCTGGACGCGCTCCGCCGCTCCATCGCACCGCCCGGAGCCTCGTGGGCGTCAGGGATGCCTTGCAGCCCCGCTACGGGCACGCCATTCGCAGGCCACCCAGCCGTCGTCATCTCAGTCACCGGTCAGCGCGCCATCATCGCCATGCTGCTGTTCGGGGAACTGAGACAGGTCTCAGTCGATGTGAACAGTCTCGTGGCGCGGGAATAGCCGCTATGCAGGTTAGTTAGGTGTCGTGTCCACATTTTACCCGAACTTATTGGTAAAAGTAGCTGAAATCGTTCCGTATTCTCGCAATACGCGCACACATTCCAACACCCAAATCGCCCAAATAGCCGCCTCCATCACCCAATTCGGCTTCACCAGCCCACTTCTCATCGACGAAACCAACACCCTCATCGCCGGTCACGGCCGCCTCGAAGCCGCCAAGCGTCTCCACATGGCCGAGTTGCCCGCCATCCTGCTCAAGGGCCTCTCAGACGCCCAAAAGCAAGCGCTGCGCATCGCCGACAACAAACTCGCACTCAACGCCGCATGGGACGACGCGCTGCTGCGCACCGAACTCACCGACTTGCGTGATCTGGACTTCGATCTTTCGCTCACAGGCTTTGGCGAGGACGAACTGAGCGCGCTGTTCGCGGACGCCACCGACGGCCTCACCGATCCCGACGACGTTCCAGAGCCGCCCGCCGAACCCGTCACCCAGCTTGGCGACGTGTGGATCATGGGCAGGCACAGACTGGTATGCGGGGATGCTACGCTTCCACGCACCATTGCGCTGGTGACTAACGGTAGCCCCATCGACTCAGTGCTGACCGATCCGCCATACAGTTCTGGAGGCCGTCAGGATGGCGGCAAACGACATAGCACGAGTATTGGCAGCCGAAGTTCAGAGATAATCGCCCGCGACAATCTCACCACCAAAGGCTACCTCGCTTTAATGGGGCTTGTTCTTGCCAACATCTCAGCCGAAACGGCTTACGTATTCACCGACTGGCGCATGTGGACGTGGACCTACGATGCGTTGGAGGCTGCCGGTTACCCTGTTCGCAATATGCTTGTCTGGGACAAGGAAAAGATGGGGATGGGCTTCCCGTGGCGCGCACAGCACGAGTTGGTCGCGTTCGCTAAGCGAAGCGCAGCCCAGATGGGAGACGGTAAAAAAGGCAACGTCCTGAAGTGCGAGCGGACCAGGAACGAACTTCACCCAACACAGAAACCGGTCGCATTGATCGAAGCCATTTTGGCAAATGAGCCAGGCGCCAACCTGTTCGATCCGTTCATCGGTTCCGGCACGACGCTGATTGCGGCAGAGACTGTGGGCAAGAACTGTTTCGCCGCTGACGTGATACCAGAATACTGCGACGTGGCCGTGCAGCGCTGGCAGAACTTCACAGGGCAACAGGCAACCAAACCCGATGGCACGCCGTTTCCAATCCAAGAAGCTGTACAAGCCAACTGACGAGCAGCGGCGCCAGGTGCTGATGATGACTGGCTTTGGCATCATCCAGGACGACATCGCCACCTCGCTCAACATCACCAAGCCCACGCTGCACAAGCACTTCAGGCGCGAGCTCGACACCGGCATGATCGAAGCCAACGTGCGCGTCGCTAAGGCGCTCTATGAGAACGCCACACGCCACAACAACACCACCGCGCAAATCTGGTGGACCAAGGCGCGCATGGGCTGGAAAGGCACCGATGTGCTGGAGAGTCCCAACCAACAGCCGTTTGCTATCTTCGTGCCGACACCGATCGACGGAACCAATGAATGGCTCAGGCAGCACGCGCCCGCAAACGTCCTGATCGAGCACGAGACGAGCCAGAAGCAGGACGAGTAGCGCCCGAGGTCAAGCCCGCGGCCGCGTGGACGCCACAGCCAGGCCCGCAATCATCGTTCTGCGACTGCCCGGTGTTCGAGGTGTTCTTTGGTGGTGCGCGTGGTGGCGGCAAGAGCGACGCGGTGCTGGGCGAATGGGCCGCACACTCGCAGCGCTACGGCGTCAACGCCATCGGCCTGATGGTGCGACGATCGCGCACCGAGCTGCTGGAGTTGTTCGAGCGTGGCCGTGCCATCTACAGCAAGGTCAACGCCCAGTTCACCGTCAACCCGATGCGCGTGATCATGCCGAACGGCGCACGCCTCACGTTCGCCTACCTAGAGCGCGACGCCGACGCCGAGGTCTATCAGGGCGCGTCATACACGCGTGTCTACATCGAGGAGGCCGGCAACTTCCCGTCGCCCTCGCCCATTATGAAGCTGATGGCCACGCTGCGCAGCGGCAACGGTGTGCCGGTCGGTATGCGGCTCACCGGCAACCCGGGCGGCCCTGGGCATCAATGGCTCCGGGCGCGCTACATTGACCCAGCCCCGATGGGCTGGAAGGTGCTCACCGATGGCAGCGGACTGGAGCGTATCTACATACCGAGCCGGGTCAGCGACAACACATACCTCGGTGCTGACTACGTGCAGCGCTTGCGTGCCTCCGGCTCGCCCGAGCTGGTGCGCGCCTGGCTCGAGGGCGACTGGTCGGTCGTATCCGGCGCGTTCTTCCCCGAGTTCAGCATGGACCGCCATGTCATCGCCCCGCGCACGCTCCCCGAGCACTGGCCACGGTTCCGATCGTTCGACTGGGGCTCAGCGCGCCCGTTCGCCTGCCACTGGTGGGCCGTCTCGGATGGATCGGTGCGCGACATCGCCCGTGGCGCGCTGGTCAACTACCGCGAGTGGTATGGGATGAAGCCAGGCGAGCCCAATGTCGGACTGCGCATGACCGCCGAGGCCATCGCCGCTGGCATCAAGAGCCGTGAGGACGGCGACCCCAAGCCCATGATCGGTGTGGCTGATCCCGCCATGTTCGCCGAGGACGGTGGCCCGAGCATCGCGCACCGCATGATGGGGCATGGCGTGATCTTCCGACCGGCTGACAACAAGCGGGTCGCAGGCCGTGGCGCCATGGGCGGCTGGGATCAGGTCCGCGCGCGCCTCGATGGCGATGCGGATGGCAAGCCGATGCTGCTGCTATTCGCGACCTCGCGCGATCTGATCCGCACCCTGCCAGCGCTGCAGCACGATGACGCGCGGCCGGAGGACGTGGACAGCGACATGGAGGACCACGCGCCGGACTCGTGTAGATACGCCTGTATGTCGCGGCCGTTCGTGCGTGAGTTGGCGCCGAAGCCGCCCACAGACTCGTGGGACAGGGCGTTCCAGCGCGCATCGCAGAGCACAGCTGAGAGCTGGCGCGTGGCTTGAAAGGAGCGGCACATGGCCAAGAGCACAGCCGGCATCGGCCCCAAGGGACAGCGCAAGGTCGCAGCCG